GAAGACTACAAAGCGCAGTCAGAGTGGAATACATTCTTAATGGACGGCTTGGATGCGCTTGGTCAGTCAGCAACAACAACCATCGCAGGCTTGGCGTCTGGAACCATGTCTGCAACAGAGGCTATGCAGAATTTTGCTAACATCATTCTGAATCAGGCGGTTGGTGCGTTGGTTAGCATGGGTATTGAGGCTATCAAAAACCAAATGGTTGGGCAGGCGGCGGCTGCAACAAGCATTGCTACAGCATCAGCAACAGGCGCCGCAATATCATCAGCATATGCAACACCAGCATTCTTGGCTAACACGGCAACCATGGGCGGCGCATCAGCTACAGGATTGGCATCACTACAGGCTGGCGTTGCATCATCACAGATGTTGGCACTAGCTGGCGCTCGTCAGTTTGGTGGCGGCACCAATGCTGGTAGTGTTTATAGACTTGGAGAAAACAACACACCAGAAGTATGGAAAACAAGCGCTGGTATGTTTGGTGTAGCAGGCGACGGCGGTAATGTAACTCCATTAAAAGACCTTGGTGGTAGCGGCGGCTTCAGCCAACAGGTAAACATAACAAACGCTGCTGGAGCCAATGTTTCAACAAACTCAAGCGCAGATGGTAAGCAATTAAATATTATGATTGACCAGCGCGTGAGTAAAGCAATCAGCGAGAAGCGTGGTAGAATTTACTCAGCATTCAACCGGACAACAAACCTGCAATCGAGGGCTCGATAATGGCAATAGTCGCCTATCCTGAAAACGTACCACTGCCATTATTAACTGAAACTAGCCGCTCACAGGCGGCTACGTTTCGCGCATATCAGCCACTATCAGGCCCTGTGCGCATCAAAAAAACATCCAGTGACGCGCCAGTGCAATACGATATCGCGTGGCGGATGTCACGCCTTGGAGCGCAGCGTTTTACCGCATGGTTTTACAATCCAGATGAATTAAACCAAGGGCGCAACACGTTCACGGTTAAACTAAACACTGAGTTTGGATTGCTTGACCACGCAGTGCAGTTGCTTCCTGATAGTTTGGTTCCATGCACGACAGAAGGCTCTACAGTTTATAGTTACACGGCATCAGGCATTGTTCGCGCACTACCGATTCCACAGGTTTACTTTGATTCTTATGACTTATTGCAATCTGATTACTACACGCAAGCAGGGCTGTTTGACTTGATTGTTAATGATTATTTGCCGATTATTTAAGGTGCTACGATGACATCAAACGCCACAATCTGGACAACAGCCAACCCCATCATGGAGTTCGACACTATGATGATAAGTCATAGTTCGTTTGCTCCGGTCTATGTTGTTTTCAATCAGTACGATTCAGTTACGCTTAACGGAAATCAATACTTACCATGTTACGGCGAGATAACCTATCCAGTCGTTGACGGTGAAACTACGCCAGAAGTCACGGTCGATATGGCTCGCGCATTGGTTGGTGATGAAATTGAGCAGCTAATAAAATCAATTCCACCGTGGAAAAGAATGGTTGAGCCTGTCACTGCCACATTTCAACATTGGTCAGAAGAAAATGGCGGCACGTTGATGTTTGGTTATGAGCTGAATATCAGCAATGAAGGCGTCTCAATGTCGATTGATTCAGTAACCATCAAAGCCCAGAAACTAAACCAGATGACGCGGTCAGTAGCTAGGCTGTATGAGATTGACGAGTGGCCTGGATTGCAGAATACATAAAATAAAAGCCCCGAGAGGGGCTTTGTTTTGTTTAATCTTCATCATCTTCATCTTGAACTTTTTCAGCATCAAAATCATCAAGCATTCCGCTGTAAATCTGCTTATCAAATGAATCAACCTCTAAAAATACTTTTCCATCTTTGAATTTCAAATGATAAGTGTAATCAATATAGTCAGCGCTATCATCTCCTGTGAATTCGTATTTTATGTCTGAGTTTTTCACAAGATACGAAACAAGCTGTCCCATCCTGTTTACGAATGGCTTTGGCGTGTTGTCATTATATCCATTTACTACATTAACGCCTTTTAATGCATTGTAAATGTCGGCACCAACACCGGTTGGATATCCATCATACTGGCAATACATTGTGCAGATTAACTCGCCTTTAAATTGGTCATAAACTCTAGTTAAACTTCTAGTTCCCATTTTTACTCCTAAGTAAGTGTTGCTTCGGTGTATTTAACTATTACACACAACATAACAACCTGCAAGGCGTATAATGAAAAAATATTTAAAAGGAGGTTTTATGACAGAACAAGAATTCATCTCACATTGGGTTGGTACGACATGGCTTGAGCGCGGAAACAGCAAGCAAGGAATAGACTGCTGGGCTCTGGTTGTGCGCTATTACAAAGACGTCTTGTGCATTGAGCTTTGTAACGAGTACCCGCCAAACTTTCTGCAAGGGTATCTAGAGGAGGTGCAATATTGGGAACCAACAGGAGCTAGACAAGGCGTCGCATTTATGTGCTTTGACAAGCTAACACATGAACCGTGTCATGTTGGTGTTGTTGTCGGGAATGGAAAATTTATTCTTCACTGCAAGAACAACACCGCCCATGGTGCTACACGGTGCGACCGACTCGCTGCTATGTTAAAATTGTATCCAGACATGCAATTTTATGAGTATATCGGATGACAAGCACCGCGCTAGTTGAGCACATGAAAAGCAAAGGTAAAGCGCTGTTAATTATTGATGGCATTGCACGACAAAAGCGCCATGAAATCAGCACGACAAAAACATGGGTTGAGCAGGTCATCGCACAATCCGGACGATTCGATCCAAAATTCACTGAGCTGTATTTCAATGGCAAGAAAATCAGCAATGACGATTTTTTGTTTGATGCTTATCCGAAAGATGGTGATGCGTTAGTCATTAAGATTAGACCTCAGCTTGAAGGGGCGCTTCTTTATGCAGCCATAGCCGCTGTAGCTGTTGCCGCATCAGTTGCAGTAATGATGCTAACCAAAAAAAGTCTATCATCAACAAGCGGAACTCAATCACCAAACTCTAGCTTTACAGGGCAAACTAACGCAGCTCGCCTTTACGAGCAACGCCCCGATATTTACGGCATTGTTCGGGCATATCCAGACATAATTTCTGAGGCGGTTGAAGAATATAACACCAATAACCGAAAGGTGTTGACGCACTATTTAAACGTCGGTCTTGGATACTATGAGCTAACAAAACCACGATACTCTGACAGTAACGTCTCCAACTTCGCAAACTCTGAATATACGTTTTATCAAGCCGGTGAAACAATTCCTCTTATCTATGAGCAATATTCATTCAGCGAAATTGACTCGGCAGGTCAGGAATTACTTGGTCAAAATGAGATTGCTTACGTAACCGGAGACCCGTTTTATACAGCTATACCGGTGTCTACTACGTCAAACGTAACACTGCAAACCTTCACGGTTGTTTATGCAAACCCTACGGTAGGCGTTCCGCCATTGAGCGGTGGCGGCGGGCAACTAGGAGCATGGTGGTTAACTAGAGATACTTTAACGAACCAGCTTTCTGGTATTGCGATTAAATATACCTACAATAGAGAAGTTAGAACACAAACCGGGGTTGATGTTAGCGGTAATCCAATATACACATACGTTTCAACGGCAACTGAATACACCAGCCAATCAAACACGATTGAATATGATTCACTGTTAGACCAATTTACGGTAACTGCAACTTCATTCACTGGTCTGCATACTGATAGATATTACGTTGGCGCTGTTGGTATGTATCAGATTGAATCAACGTATGCGGGATGGTACACGTCAAATGTAAGCGGCACAGAGCTGTGGTTCAATTTTGTTTTCCAGCAAGGGCTGAAAGGTACAGCTAATATAGCGATTGAGTATTCAACTTGTGATAGTGACGGAGTGCCAATTGGTTCAACAGTAACTGCTAATGTTTCATACACGAAGGATACGTTCGACGATTGGTCATTTACACACAAAATAACCGGACTTGCTGATTCATATTATCGCGTAAGACTAAAGCGCACAAACAATGCAAGTACTGATGCATCATCACCAAATATGGTGAAAGTTGAAAAAA